TTCAGCTTTTTCTTTTTTTACAAAAGCTTTAGGAGAAGTTTTTCCAGACTTAACAGATTTTGCTTCTGCTAATTCTTCACCATAAGTTTCTTTTCCACCAAAAGCTTTTCCGCCTTTAGCTAAAGCAGCTCCCATTCCTCTTTGAGCTATTCCGCCGCCTCTAAGTGCTGCGCCTAATCCTCTAAGAGCAATTCCGCCTCCTCTGAATTCTGGTCTTGGTCTTTGTTTAAAATCGTTTCTCATGTTTACTCCTTGTTATTTTTATTAGCCATCGTTCGTGCGATAGATTCACCGGATCGTCCTACTACATATCCCCCAAGTCCAATTTGTAACAATGTCCAAACATCGCCTGGTAATTCAAATGTAATAACCGTTCCTAGCATTAATCTTATAACAGGTCCAATAATATAATTCCAGACTAAAATGAAGATTAATACGTACATTAAAAGGGGCCTCCAACTTGCTGAAAACCAGCCTGATTTAGCCTCTGCTTCAACAATAGATGCTGCCGCTTTTAATTCTTCTGTACTAGATTGTAGTAATTGTTGATTAAGTTGAGCTTTTAATTTAGCTTGAAGGTCTTTGTCAGGAACTGCTTTTTCAATTGTAGAAAAAAGAATTTTAGCTAATGGTGCAATAGCTCCAAGCATTGGTAACATACTAGTACCATTCAGCTTTAGATTTTTTCTCTGGTAACATTCTGCTTTGGCCTTTTACTTGTACGCTTTGTGTTTCATCTTTGCTAGTAACTTCAACATCAATACCACCATTTTTATAACCATCAGCATTTAAAAATTTATTATGATCTCCAACTTGTGTTCCGTAAACAGAATTTGAATCTTCATTTCCTTTTACCATTCCGCCTTTTGCATAACCTTTTTTTGACATACCTGCCTCCGATAATGCGATTGCAATCGCTTGTTTTGGATTTTTAACTATCTTTCCAGATTTTCCTGAATGCAATTTACCTGCTTTGAATTCGTGCATTACAGTTTTAATTTTTCCTGGTTTTTTTTCCATAGTTTAATCCTTAATTAATTGTTTTTTATATACTAATATCTTAAAGACTACAATATCTGTTATTCAGATGTTTGTATTCTAGTGTTTTGCATGCCTTGTTTAGCAAGATCTACGCCTATTTTTAACTTAGTTAAGTCATCTGTTTGGGCAATTTTTTCATCTGATACTTGTCTATTAGATATGATTTTAAGCTTATCTAGGTTATTTCTATCTTCAGCTTCTTTTTTCTTACGTTCATTTTCAAGAGCTTTAAGATCTATTTCTCTAGATTTAAGTTTAACTAATGGATCATTATCCATTCCAGTATTAATTTTGTTTTCTTCTTCCATATAATCTTTAGTCATCTCAGCAATTAAGATTGATTTTCTAGATTCAATTTTCTCCATTAAATTTTTAATTTGTAATTGAAGTTGAGGTGCCATTTGCGGATTCGCTTGTGCTTGTTGTTGTAACACTGGTAATTGTTTTATCTCAGCCGAAAATTCTAATTGAATATGTTCTTGAGCCATTAAAGAAATATGTTCTAAAATATTCTTTTGAATTACAGACATTGCCATAGGATTATTTTTAACCATGTTTAAACCCATAAAACTTAAATGCGCTTCAATGTGTGCTTTATGATCTTGTCCTGTAAATGCTTGAAACTGTCCACCTGACATTGAAGTAATGTGTTCAATAGACGGATCCATTGGTTGTGGTTGTTGTGGTGGTGGTAATATTAAATCAATATTCTTAACTCCAATTGCTTCATACATTGTTCTGTAAACTTGATATAGATTATGCATTTGCGGATTAGACATTGCAAGTTGCATTTCAGTTTGTGCTAGATTAATTCTTTGTGTTTGTGAAAATATGTTTGGATCTGCAATTGGAAGAATATCTATCTTATCATCAAAGTCAGCTTGTTTAATTTGTCTAGTTCCGCCTACTACATCGTATGGATAAACCGGTGGTAAATACGTAGCAAATACTTTTGCTAATAATTCAAATTCATTTTTAAGTCCTGCGTATAATCTTTTATGAATAGCAGACATCACACGCGATCCTCGCTCCAGCAACGCCATCGTCGTTCCAACAGCCGCTTGTTGATTACCGTCGCCCACTTGCATATCAGCGATGGACGCGAAGCGTTGACCTGCTTGAACTACAATACCCATCAGTTGTAATAGAGTCGCGGATGGTTCTTTAAATGGAAGAGGCATAAATGCATCTCTTAAATTTCCACCTGGCGCATCTACATCTCTGAACTCACCTGGTTGAATTGGTTGTGCATCATCTCTAACTCTAATACCTCTCATCTTAAATCCAGATGGTAAGTTAGATAAAGTTCCTGCATCTAATAATTGTCTAAGAGCTTGTGTAGCAGTTCTTGATAAACCACCGATCATATGAATTAAACCAAATCCATAGAAACCAAGTCCTGGTAAAAATTTAAAATGTACAAAGTAATTAATTTTTTTCTTTAATGGATCACCCGCTTTATAGTTACGTCTAATAGCTAATACTTCTCTTGATCCTTCTTCAATAGTTACAACGTATGGAAGTTTAATTCCTGTGGGCTCACCATTTTGATCTCTATCTTCAAAACCCTCTATGTCTAAATTAACATGACATTCTAATAATGTATAAACATCTGCTTGTTTAGAAACTCTAATACCTTGTAATTCTAATTGTTTCTTTTCAATTTCGTTTTGTTGTAAAGGAGGTTCTCCTAAATCAACATCTTTATAAAATCCTGATACTTGTTGTTTCTTTAAATCGTTTTCAGATATTTTTAAAACATGGATAATAGCTTCAGCATCTTCTAATGAAGTTGCAGTATAAGGAACTATTAAATCATCTGCTGGAATAAACTTAGATACAGCTCTTCCTAACATTGCATCATAATAAACTTTTTTAAATGTAGATCCTGATAATGGTAAATAGAATAACATCTGATCAAATTCAGGTTCGTATTCTTTCATAACATTCATAATCTGATAGTTCATAAAATCTCTAACTCTTTCAGATTGTTCTTCTTTTTGACGATCTATAACACCAACGATTTGAGTTCGCACAGGACCATCTGCTGGTAATAATTCTTTATAAGCTTGTGATTGAAATTGAGTTACTGATTCTGCAAGAACAGGATGAGTTACGCCCGATGCATTTCTAAATGGTTGTGTTCTTGTTTTATAATTAAATCCTAAAAGATCTAATCCATTTACATAAGTTTTTTCCCAATCTTGTCTTGAAGATTTATAATCTGTGTATTGTTCCTGTAAAGTTGAACCAATCTCTCCAAGTAGACTATCATCTAAAAAATCTGCTAAGTTTGCATAATGATCTTGTCCACCTTCTTGTGAAGCAATAGATGGATCAAAAGAAATTTCTGCACCACCATCTTCTGTTTGTTTAATTTCAACATCAGGGCTTTGTGATTGTTGTGCGTCTTCTTGAATTGCTTGTTCTACTTCAGCTTGACCTGGTACTTGAATAGTCGTTAATGTATTAGGCAGCGCCTTATCTATATCAGCCATGATTAACTATACCTTCTTTTAAATAATGTTTCAACACCTTGTGGATTAGGACCACTATCAGGTGGGATCGTTCTTGTCAAATCTGTATCAACGAGTTCACCTTGACTAATGTAACCACCGTTTGCAAAACTATAATTATATCTTGCCATTAAATCACGAGTTCTAGGGTTAACAGAAATATTAGCATTCGTTTGTGGTGTTTGATAATTAAGACCTAATCTAACATCCATAGGTGATTTATAAACATCTCTCATTGATCCTCTATCTTCAAAAACTTTATTTCCAGATTGATCAAAATAAGGAACGTTATAATCTTGTTTAACACTTGATCTGTTATAATCAATGTTACCTGTTGCAGATAAATTATCAGTCATCTGATAACCAATATCTGCTCCATAGTTTTGATTAGACATTTTAATTTTTGTGTAAGGATCTGGAGAAGATGTCATACCACTTTGTATATTAACTCTTGGTTTAATTCCTAAATTACCAAATGTAATTGGATAATTTATAATACCCATATTATTTCCAAATTCATTTGCGATTGTTGGATCTTCTACTGGAGGATAACCACCGTCTGAATAACCAATAGCACCTCCACCATATTGATATCCACGTTCCTCGCTTACCTGTTCTTGATTTTCTTTTTCTGAAACGCGTTTAACGAAATCTTTGAAAGCTTGTTCTATTCCTGACATATTAATAATATTCCCTGTTATCGTGAACCACTGGTTCGTCTATGTAATCTTCTGGGTGTTCTAAAAACCCACCTTGTCTAAATCTCATTACTGCTTGTGTCATAGAGTCTACCAAATCGTCGTTATCGCCATATGGAAATGCTGCGCATTCTTCTATGACTTCTTCTGCAAACCTATGCTCGGGTGCCCATATCTGACCAGACTCAAATAATGGTGCAACTGCATTTACACGAGAATGTTTATCATTTCCTTTGCTCGGTGTAAAGTTAACAACTGGTATCCCAGATTT